GAATATACCTGGTCGGATTATAATGATGATCGTGGGTTCCATATATTCGACACCGAAACGCTTCAGCTAGAATACATTGTAAATCCTCTCTGCATCTTTAAGAAGATCGTATACGACGACACTGCTCTTAAGCCGTCTGATGTAACAAAGGCTGACTATTCACAATATAAGAACAGCATCGTAAAGGTTATTGTCAAGAACAAGACTAACCCGTATCTGTTTGATACGTTCATTGATAAAATCGAAGCAACCGGGGTAATTGAACTCCAGACTGTTGAAGATCATTTCAATCTTGACTCAACCGAGGATTTTGAAATCGTTGATGAAAGTGAGAACACTATCGACATTTGTAATAAGTATGTAGACTCTATCGATTACCCTGGCCTAGATAAGTCGAAGCTGAAGAGGGTAATGATGGAACTTTATAATGAAGCATTAACGGTGAATGGATAAATGATTTTATTCAGAGTTTTAAGATATAAGAATATCATGTCAACCGGTAATGTGTTTACTGAAATCCGGCTTGACACTCATTCAACTACATTGGTCATTGGCGAAAACGGCGCAGGAAAGTCTACATTCCTGGATGCCCTGACATTTGTGTTGTTTGGTAAGCCGTTCAGAAAGATCAATAAGCCTCAGTTAGTTAACTCTATTACACGTAAAAATTGCCTGGTTGAAATCGAATTCAGTATTGGTACTAACGAATTCAAGATTATTCGTGGTATTAAGCCTAATGTATTCGAAATCTATCAGAATGATGCACTGATCAACCAGGATGCTGATAACAAGGACTATCAGGAACACCTAGAGAAGCATATTCTCAAGGTTAATTTCAAGTCGTTCTGTCAGGTAGTAGTACTTGGCTCTGCATCATTCGTACCATTTATGCAGCTGCCAACCGGCCAGCGTCGTGAAATCACAGAAGATCTTCTTGACCTTCAGGTATTCTCTGATATGAATATCATTAACAAGAATAAGTTAGGCCTAACTGAATCAGCTATTACGACCAAGCAGCTGGAGATCAGACTTGCCAAAGAAAAGGCTGAGTTGATCAAGCAACATCTGGCCGAGCAGATGTCAAATGATTCGATCATTATCGATGAAAAGAACGATATCATCAAGGATACATTTGTTCTAATTGATGAAGCCCAAAAAGAAAAGAATGAAATTGCTGGCCAGATTGCTGAGCTAAAGGCTGAGCTAAAAGCCCGTGATCCGCTGAAGACTAAACTGTCTAAATTGTCTAATCTTAGACTTGAATTTAACGCGAAGGTATCGGCATTAAATGAAAACATTGAGTTCCTCAGACGCAATCCAGAGTGCCCGACTTGCTCTCAAGCAATCGATGAAGAATTTAAGAAAGATCATATCAGCAAACACGTTGGAACAATATCGAGCATTAACGAAACCATCGCGCAGCTACAAGAAAAAATCGAAGCAGTAAAGGCAAATATTGATGAATATACTGCCGTAGAAACCAAAATCCTTAACTACGAAGTACGTGATACTTCTCTGTCACATTCTATTCGTACATGGCTGGATTATACTAATTCTCTGAAGAAAGAGATCACTAAAATCAAGTCTAAGGTTAAGTCTTCTACCTCAGTGCAACTTGGTGACATTAACAAGGAAATTGAGTCTCTCAACACAAAACTAGAGCAGTTGTACGAAGATCAGGAAATTTACACAGCAGCTTCAATGCTCCTCAAGGACGGCGGTATTAAATCAAGAATTATCCGCCAGTATATCCCACGTATTAATAAGCTGATCAACAAGTACCTGTCAGCCCTAGATTTCTTCGTCGATTTCCAGTTAAACGAAAACTTCGAAGAAACTATTAAGTCCCGATTCAGAGATGAATTCACATATGCTTCATTCTCTGAGGGCGAAAAGATGCGTCTTAATCTGGCTGTGTTGTTTACATGGAGGGCTGTTGCGAAGCTACGTAACTCTATTAATACGAATATATTGATTATGGATGAAGTTATGGATTCTTCATTGGACAACAATGGTTCAGATGAATTCATGAAGTTGATCACTAACATGATAAAGGACACTAACACATTTATTATCTCACATAAATCTGACTCAATGATCGATAAGTTTGATCATGCTATTAAATTCGTGAAGGTTAAGAATTTCTCTAAGATGGTTGCAGCACAATGATGAACGACATTGGTTTTACTTTTTATTACTGGAAGATGACAATTGATCGCCTATGGAACGAGATTGTCAAGCGTAGGAAGGTTCGTGGATATTGCTCTTTGTCTGGTGACTGGGCATATATGGATCATGATCCCTGTGAAATCTGTGATTGTGATAGAAAATGAAAACAGTAATCGCTGGCTCTAGGGGTATCACCTCTAGACTTGAGCTAAACAAGGCTATTACTACATCTGGATTTGACATCACCGAAGTTATTTCTGGTGGTGTACTTGGTGTAGATACTCTAGGTGAAGACTGGGCCAGGTTGTACGAAGTTCCAGTGACCAGGTATCTACCTGATTATAATATTCCTAATCCTAAGGTTGCTCCGCTGATTCGTAACGCCAAAATGGCTGAAGAAGCAGATTGCGCTATTATCCTGTGGGACGGTAAGTCAACAGGGACACTCAACATGATTAAAAATATGTACAAACTCGATAAACCAGTATATATTAGAATGGTATTCGGAGATTAAAATGAAACTAGTACCGTACACAGACGAAATCCTAAAGACTGTATGTCATGAATTTGATTTCGCAGCTCCGCCGTTTGACCCTACACAGTTTGCTATTGATATGGTTAAGTGCATGTATGATCACAATGGTATTGGCTTGTCGGCCAATCAGGTAGGCGTTCCTTATCGTATTTTTGCGATGAGAGCTTCACCTGAGAATCTTGTATGTTTCAATCCTAGGTTAGTTACTCCTGGTGATGAGCAGATTGTCCTAGAAGAAGGATGTCTTTCTTATCCTGGTCTATTTGTCAAGGTCAAGCGTCCACGGCATATTCGTGTACGATTCCAGCTTCCAAATGGTGATACACGAACTGAGCAGTTTACAGGTATGACTGCTCGGTGCTTTCTGCATGAACTAGATCATCTTGATGGTCAGGTGTTCTACCAGAAGGCAAGTAAGCACCACAAGGATTCAGCACTAAACAAGTGGAAGTCTTTTAAGAGAAGAGCAAAGGCAGTCGATGTCGTTGGAACAAGAACTAGAGCAGCTTAAGACTAAGTATTTTGATCTTCAGGTTAGGCACGAAAAGCTAAGGACTATACTTAAGCACATTATCCCAGATAAGACTGGTGCGTATTTTATTTCCGGACAAGCTGGTATGGTAGCGACCGATGGTCTACCGGATATTATTTTCGTATGCCCAACTTATGGTGTAGATTGGGTTTATTCGTACAAAAAGATGGAAGAAGAAGGATCTCACTATTAATATTTTCTATATTGACGATTCGCCTGTGCAATCAGCCCAGTGGATGGTTGATAAGCACGTCGTAAAAATGATTGTCGAGTCAGCTCAGCTTTTGTCTACTGCACATAGGGTCATGGATGGTACAATGAGTGTCATTCAGGGACTTAAGCATAAGAAAAAGCATTGGGCATTGCCAGATCACCGTGAGGACATTCTTTATAAGGCAACTCATGTTAACCATCCGTCTAATGTATGGACTAGGACTTCGGTTGAGAATTATTGGTGGCTTGTAGAGCATTTTGCTGCTCTACTGGATGAGTATACTCACCGATATGGCAAGAAGCATAAGTCTTCTGCTCTTTTGTACGATCTTCAGAGCCCACCGTTTAATTTGAAGAATTTTGACCGTACAGAGATTCTTTTGGCAATGCCGAAGGAATATGTACTACATAACCATCCTGTTTTGAACTACCGCAATTATTACAAACAAGCTAAGTCTAAGCTTCATAAATGGACAAACCGTCAACCACCACATTGGATTAATCAAAAGGAATTACATTATGTCTAAAGACTGGGTACGGGATATCAAGGAAATGCATGAGCATTACGATATGAATAAAGCTGTTGACCGACTCACAGGTCCTCAGTTGCTAGAATTTCTAAAGTTTAGAATTAGATTTCTACGTGAAGAATTAAAGGAATTAGAAGATGCGTCTTCGCCTGATGATGCTATCGACGCATTGATTGATCTTTGTGTTGTTGCTATTGGTACGCTAGATGCATTCGATGTTGACGCCTATACAGCCTGGGATGAAGTACTCGGTGCTAATATGAAGAAGAAGGTCGGCATCAAGGAATCACGACCTAATCCATTGGGGCTTCCAGATTTAATTAAACCAAAATCGTGGGAGGCACCAAGCCATGTGGATAATAGAAGTCTACTTGATTTCGCTTTTTTAGAATTGTGGACAAGCAAAGTACAGTAATCTAGTTAAGCCCCTTAATTGGATAAATATAATAGCAATTAAGGGGCTTAACTTTATGAATTATAAGAATATACACGATAAAATAATACAAAATGCTGTGTTGGCTAATCGTAGTAAAATAACCGAAGTATATGAACTACACCATATAAAAATGAAATCTATAGGTGGCACTGATGACATTACTAATTTAGTGTTGTTGACCCCTAAAGAACATTTTATAGTTCATTATTTGTTGTGGAAAATTCATCCTAATGATAAAAGATATAGAGACCCAATTTTCTTTTTTAAGAAAAAAGGTGCAAATAACTCTCGTTTGTATAATGAAGCTAGAGTTTCTCATTGTATAGAAATGAGGGTTAATAACCCGTCTTCATATCTATGTGAAGAATCTTTATTATCTAAATCTAAAAAATTATCTGACTATGCTAAAAAACGCCCAATAGAACATAATAAAAAAATATCTGATGCATCCAAAGGTAAACAGCGAAGATTAGGAGCTATATTATTAAATGAATCAAAAACTAAAATATCATCGTCATTAAAAACTTATTTTAAAGAAAATGAAGTATCTAAAGAAACGCGTAAAAAATTATCAACGGCTAGCACTGGTCGTAAACATTCAAAAGAAACTTTAGATACTTTAAAACATAAAGCAAAAAACAGAATTAAAAAACCTTGCCCTAATTGTGGAAATACTTATGATCCAGGAAATTATGTTTTGCACACTAAAAAATGCAAGCCTGAAAAATAATAGTGTACATTTAAACTTTGTTATGGTATAATAGTCAGATGAATATTGAACATTTTGCTAACCAAATTCTAAATAAGCCGATCCTACTCAAGAATGAACCTTGGGTTAAGGTATACATTCATGAGATGATGGACAAGTATCATGATGAAGACGTGCGTCTACATATGCGTGGTGAAAAGGATAAAATCAGAACTGAGGAAGAACTATATCGAGATGCACAAAAGGGCGTACTAGAGTTTGCTCTGGGGCTGTTTCCTAATTTCGTCCGTGGTCCTCTTGAACATGACAAAACTAACCCAGAAACTTATGCGTACGACTGTATAAATTATCAAGATCCAACTAATCTAGTTACTTTCGAAGTAAAGCGGCTAAACGGAACTTACTTCAATTACCCTAGAAATTTAGTCGCGAAAATGGAAAAGCGTATTCCATATATGGATTATCTTGTAGCTGGTGAATTCATTCGGGTTAATGGCGCAAATGAAGATTACCTTTGTACATTCCATTTCATTTGCATAGGTGATACATTTATGAAATATATGATCAATTCACATAAAAACCCATATGGTATGTACTATGCACACAAACCAGAGCACAGTGATGCACAAATGACCGGTCAATGTATTGTTACGGAGAAGTTTGCAAAATGAGTAGTGAAACTAGAGAATCACTGAAGGTACTACAAGAATGTGCCGATATCCAGAAGCGTAAGTCTGAGGATTATCAGGCATCGGTTTCTGACGTCACACAAGCGGATTACTATCTGTATGGTGTAGACTCTATTTACGATATGATGCATACTAAGATGCTTCGTATCCAGTCGGTACTAGATAAGATGCGTGCTGGTCATGACGCTAATTTTGAGTCGGTCGAGGACTCTGCCAAGGACTTGATCAATTACTCTTCGTTCTTGGTTTCGTTCCTACGTCGTAAGATTCCTGGCCAGGATAATTCGAAGGATTTGTTCGGCAATAAGATCGTCGACAATGGTGCGCAGGAACCAGGACCATCAGCTGTATTTTTAGCCGAACAAATTCCTCAAGTTACCATTTCAGAATTCGCTAAAGAACTAATGACAAAGACTAGCTCTGTTGGCGACAGCAGTCCGCTGCGCGGCATCGTACCAAGATATGACAATTTGTCAGACCATAATCTTTTCACGAAGGACCCTTAATGCTATCAATTCATGGCATCCGCAAGCTATTCGTTAATAGCCTTTATAATCAGCGTTTTATTAAAGACAAGACTGGTGTCAAAGTAATCGAAACATGCGAGTCGTTTGATGCAGACGAAAATGCTATCTTCGGTGCTCCGAATGATAGCTATATTATGCGTGAACTTGCATGGTATTCTTCTATGTCTAGGAATGTGCATGATATTCCTGGTAAGGTTCCGGATATTTGGCTTAAGGTCTCTTCTAAAGATGGCATGATCAACTCCAATTACGGTTGGTGTGTCTTCTCTGCCGAAAATGGTAGTCAGTTTAAGAATGTGTTAAGAGAACTTAAGGAAAACCCTGAGTCTCGCCGTGCTATCATGATTTATACCAGACCTTCTATGTGGAAGGATTATAATGAAGACGGTATGTCTGATTTCATGTGCACTAATTCTGTTCAATACATGATCAGAGACGGTGTTCTTAACGCTCATGTCAATATGAGATCAAATGACGCCATTTTCGGATATCGTAATGATTGGGCATGGCAGAAGTACGTTCTTACTCTGTTGGCGTATTCACTAGAAGTACCAATTGGTAAGATTTATTGGAATGCAGCGTCTCTTCATGTATACGAGAGGCACTTCTGGATGGTAGATGCTTGGGGTAAGGGACTTGGAAACA